GACGCTCTTCCGATCTCCAGCATTTATCTCCCCGACACGGTCGGAGATTCACCAAGATAGTCCGTTTACCGCCCGACCAGTCCAGAGTTAGACCCGATGGCAGCCAAACGCTCCAAAGCCCTACGAGGGGCAACCAAACCAAGGCTTCAATCGATACCTCTCAAGGGCAAGAACAAGCTGCAAGATGTAAAGGATCTCTGCGACATAATCGGCATGCCTTTATTGCCGTGGCAGGAGTATGTTCTCAAGGATATGCTGACTGTGGACAAGAATGATATGTGGGTGCGCAAGACCAATTTATGCTTGGCTGCTCGCCAGAATGGAAAGACTCATCTAGTCCGCATGTTGATTTTAGGACACCTCATTAAATGGGATAGCCGTAATATTCTTATCATGTCATCGAATAGATCGATGGCACTCGACACCTTCCGACAAGTAGCTCAAGTATTGGAGAGCAATGACCACCTCAAAGGATTCGTTAAACAGATCAGGTACGCCAACGGTACAGAGTCTATTGAAATGCTTGACGGAAGAAGGCTTGATGTTGTTGCAGCAACTAGAGATGGATCTCGAGGCAGAACTGCAGACTTTCTCTTTATTGACGAGCTCCGAGAGATCAACGAGGAAGGCTTTCGAGCCGCTATCCCTACGACTAGAGCTCGCCCAAACTCTCAGACGCTACTTACCTCAAACGCAGGAGATGCTTTCTCAGTTGTCCTCAATGGAATGAGAGAACGGGCATTAGAGAACCCACCCAAGTCTTTCGGATTCTATGAATACTCTGCTCCACAATACTGCAAGATAACCGACCGCCAAGGCTGGGCTCAAGCCAACCCTGCACTTGGCTATACGATAAGTGAGGAAGCCCTTGAAGAAGCTGTTGCGACAAGCCCGATTGAAAATACTAGAACTGAGTTGCTTTGCCAATGGATTGATTCTCTCAGTAGCCCGTGGGCTCATGGAATCCTTGAGGAAACCTCAGACGCCTCGCTCACGATACCGCCGGGTGGTTATACAGTCTTTGCTTTCGATGTCAGTCCGTCTCGCCGTAATGCAAGCCTCGTTGCTGGTCAGATACTCCCAGATGGTCGCATTGGAATTGGAATACTTCAGACTTGGGAAAGTCAGATAAGCGTTGATGATCTAAAGATTGCAGCCGAGATAAAGGCTCACGCGGATTTATACCGACCGCGTCAGATTTGCTTTGACAAGTACACCAGCCAGTCAATCGCCGACCGCCTTGCTAACGCTGGTCAGATGGTTGTCGATGTATCGGGTGCTGCCTTCTATCAGGCGTGTACGGATCTCAATGATGCGCTGAACGCGCATAGGTTGGTTCATGCGGGTCAAGAGAATTGGATTCAACAGATGAACAACTGCGCAGCTAAGACCAACGACTCTTCATGGCGAATCGTTAAGCGAAAGAGTGCTGGCGATGTATCGGGTGCTATCTCGACAGCGATGGTTGTACACATGTTAAACAAACCACAACAGGTAGCGGCTATATACTCAGAATGACCTACATGTAGTGTATAATTGACCTCTATGGGTCTCTTTTCGCGTAAGCCGCAAGTCCTGCAAGCGCAAGAAGCGCCGCAGATAATGAACGACAGCTTCTACAGTTACAACAATTACTTCCCTGCTGTTGTATCTCGTCAGATGGCTCTCGGCGTTCCCGCAATCAAACGCTGCCGTGATCTAATCTCCGGCACAATCGCAAGTATCCCTCTCGAGTATTACAAGAAGTCCACAGGCGAGCACATCGCTTCACCTCGATGGGTTGAGCAGCCTTCTGTTCACCAGCCTCGATATGTCACCATGTACTTCACCCTTGACTCGCTACTTATGTACGGTCAGGCGTTCTGGCAGATTACTGAAGTCTATGCTGAAGATGGTCGCATGGCTCGCGCTAACTGGATTGCTAATACTCGCGTCAGCTTCCTCACCGATCCTGCAACTAACTTCGTAACTGAGTACAGCATCGATGGCAAGCCAGTTCCAATGTCAGGTCTTGGATCACTTATTACTTTTCAGAAAGATGAAGGCATCTTAAGCATTGGTGCGCAGACCATTAAGGCTGCCCTCGATGCTCAACGCGCAGCTAGTGTTGCTCTTGCAACTCCTTCAGCAACAGGATTCCTAAAAAATACCGGCGCAGACCTACCACCTCAGGAAGTCTCTGGACTTCTAGCAGCTTGGAAGCGCGCCCGTCAGAATAACGGCACAGCCTATCTGACTTCTACTATTGATTACGAGACTATCGGCTTTAGCCCTAAGGATATGGGCTACAACGATGCGATTCAGAACCTAGCAACTGAGTGCGCCCGTCTCTGCGCTGTAGATCCTTACTATGTCTCAGCATCACAGAACACAACAATGACTTACGCCAATGTCCAAGATGAGCGTAAGCAGATGTACGCCTTTACCCTTCAGCCTTATGTTTCAGCGATTGAGTCACGCCTATCAATGAACGATGTCTCGACAGACGGTCACTATGTGAAGTTTGCCCTAGATGACAGCTTCTTGCGTACTGAGCCTATGGAGCGTTTACTCGTTCTCGAGAAGATGCTTGCTCTTGGCTTGATTACAACTGAACAGGCTATGGAAATGGAAGATTTAACTCCTAACGGAAATGAAAGTGGAGACTAATGGAAACCCTATACATCGAAGCAGCATCAATCGAGTGCAATGAGGATCGCAGAGAAATCTCTGGCAAAATCGTTCCCCTTGGTACTGGAGAAGTCGGTAACACTAACCTAGGCGCTTACGCGTTCGAGGCTGGGTCAATCGAGATTGGCGATGTCAGCAAGATTAAGTTGCTTTCACAGCATGACATGAAGAAGCCAGTCGGTCGCATGATTGCAGCAGAAACCCGCGCAGACGGCATCTACGCAACATTTAAGTTAAGCCGTTCAACCGGCGGTAACGATGCCCTAGTCATGGCGCAAGAAGGTCTTGTATCAGGATTATCAATCGGTGCGGAAATCATTGCATCTAAGCCATCACGCGATGGTCACACAGTCGTATCAGCGGCTAAGTTAAAAGAAGTTTCTCTAGTCACAGAGCCAGCCTTTAAGTCTGCTCAAGTATTAGAGATCGCGGCAGAGGAAACTCTCCCTGTCGAAGAAACCAAAACAGAAAGCGAGACAGTCGTGGAAGATACCACTCCGGTCGAAGCAACACCAGTAGAAGCTGCGGCTGTAGAAGCTGCTCGCCCTACAATTACAGCAATGGCTTACTCAAAGCCTCGCCTTGATTTCTCTGCTCACAAGCAGCTCGAAATGACAATTCAGGCAGCGATGGGATCAGAGGAAGCTCGTCAATACCTAGCAGCAGCCGCAGATACAACTGACAACGCTGGTCTCGTACCAACTCGTCAGCTCTCAACAGTTATCAACGGACTTGCTAACTCAACACGCAGCAACATCGATGCAATCAGCCGTGGCACTTTGCCTGACGCTGGTATGCAATTCCAGTTGCCAAAAATCACAGTTCTCCCTGGCGTAACAGTCGAGGCAGAAGCAGGAACAATTGAAGATGTAGATCAGAACGCAGCATTCGTCACAGTAGATGTGAAGAAGTATGCAGGAGCTCAGACATTCTCAGTTGAACTTCTAGATCGCTCAAACCCAATCTTTGTAACAGAGCTCATGAACAACCTTGCTGCTCAGTACGCAAAGGTTACAGACACAGCAGTAAACGCTGCTCTTATCTCTGGTGCAACAGCAGACGCAACAACAATCACAACATACCCAACAGCAGCAGAACTCCTTGGATTCGTTGCTCGCGGTGCTGCATCTGTTTACAATGGTACACAGGGCTTTGCTCGTAACATCATTGCTAACACATCACAATGGTCAAACATCATGACACTTAACGATGCTGGTCGCCCAATCTACACAGCTGCACAGCCACAAAATGCTGGCGGTCTTGTAACACCAACATCAATCCGCGGCAATGTCGCTGGTCTCGATCTCTATGTAACTGCTAACACAGCAGCTACAACAGACACAGATGGCTCAATGCTCATCGTAAACCCAGACGCGTACACATGGTACGAGTCACCAACTTATCAGCTTCGTGCAGATGTAGTTGCAACAGGTCAGGTCTCAATCGCAATGTACGGCTATGGCGCAATCGCGACAAAGCTCGGTGCAGGTGCGTTCAAGATCAACAAGGCGTAAGCCACACTAAGTCGCTCAGGGGGGCTGCCAGAGCCCTTGCAGTCCCTCTGAGTCTTTAGAAAGGATAACAATGAGCGTAACAACAGTTGCAGAACTTCGCACAGCTCTCGGCGTAGGAACTCTCTACGCTGATGCTGTATTGCAGTCTGTCTGCGATGCTGCTGATGATGTCTTGTTGCCCTTTCTATGGAAGAACCAACAGCCAATTGTTGCTCATGGCAATGTAGGCACAGTTGGCACTCTCTACTTTGATGAAGATATCCGCGATGTATTCTATGTCGGGCAATCAGTAGTTATTAGCGGTGCTGGTACTAAGTACAACGGCACTAAGACAATAACTAAGGTTGGCATTAAAGACTTCAGCATTACTACAACCCACACAAGCAACAACCCTAAGCACACAGTTGCGCCTTTTGGGATTGCAGCAGCAGAGACTTATGCGGATTACACAACAATCCCAGCAATCCAAGAAGCAAGCCTTATGATCTCAATCGATATCTGGCAGAGCCGTCAAGCTCCTTCATCTGGTGGCGTATCCATCGATGGCTTTACCCCTAGCCCTTACCGCATGGGTAACACCTTGCTGGCTCGAGTTCGTGGATTACTTGCCCCATACCTCGACCCCCGTAGCATGATTGGTTGAGCATGCCAGCGATAACAACCCTACGATCTAGCATTGCGTCAGCTCTTACAGACAACACCAAATACAGCGTGTTCTCCTTCCCGCCTTCTACGCCTATTGCCAACTCAGTAATCATCACTCCTGCTGATCCATACATCACGCCAACCAACAATGACAGAACCTCTGTTGCGCCCTTGGCTAACTTTAGAATCCAAATCCTTGTCCCATTGCTTGACAATGAGGGCAACCTTGCTGGCATCGAGACTGACATCGTTCGAGTCTTTGCGCTTCTAGACGCTTCCAGCATTGTCTTTAATGTAGGAAGCGTAAGCGCACCGAGCGTTCTTAGCATCGCTTCTGGAGATTTACTGACTTGCGACATTGCAATCAGTACCCTAACGGAATGGAGTTAAATCATGACCGATTTAGCACAATGGGAAAAAGAGAACAAAGAGTTCCTGATTAAAATCGGTCAGGCAGCTCCAGCACCAAAACCAACAACTAAGAAAGATGAGGAATAAGCCGTGTCAGTATATCTAAGCAACGGAGTGGTTCTTACTGTAAACGCGGTAGATCTCTCTAACCTAGTCTCAGCAGTAACAATCAACCGCTCATTTGATGAGCTCGAAGTTACAGCAATGGGCGATTCAGGACACAAGTTCGTCAAGGGCTTGGAAGCATCTTCAATCACAATCGACTTCTTCAATGATGAAGCAACTTCAAAGACACTCCAGACACTTCAGACAGTATGGGGAACAAGCACAACTGTTACAGTCAAGCAGACTTCAGCAGGCACATCTGCTACAAACCCACTTTACACAATGAGCTGCCTAGTCAATAACACAACACCTATTAACGGTGCAGTTGGCGACCTCTCAACTCAGAGCGTAACTTGGAATGTAAACGGTACAATCGCCGTAACAACAACAGCGTAATAACTAAGTAAGGGGCTAAAAATGGCAAGAATCAAAGTAACAAGGGCTGATGGACAGGTACAAGAGTTCGAGATAACTCCGGTGCTTGAATATAGCTTTGAGCAATATGCCAAGAAGGGCTTTCACAAAGCCTTGATTGAGGATCAGAAGCAGTCAGATGTTTATTGGCTCTGCTGGGAAGCAATCAGGCGCTCAGGGGAAGTCGTCAAACCTTTCGGGGAACAGTTCCTTGAGACACTCAAGTCAGTTGAGGTCTTAGAGTCTGACCCTTTAGTCTAAGGGTGGATCGGAACTCCATTACTTATCTCGCAGCTCGTCTGAGTTATGAGTATGGAGTTCCCTTCCAATCCATCGTGGAACTACCTGCGGTGGCGTTTAAGGCACATATAGAAGTCCTTAAGGACATAGCGAAGGAGCGAAGCGATGCCAGTTCAACTGCAAGGCGCCGTCGCTCTTCGTAAAGCATTGCGTAACTTTGAGCCGGATTTAGCCAAAGAGACAACCAAAGAGATTGCTAACTTTCTTAAGCCAGTAACTAGGAACGCTCGAGGCTTCTTACCTTCTAACTCAGAAGTGCCATCTGGCTGGCTTAAGCGCGAGGGCGCTAAGGGTCGCTGGGCTAATCGTTACTATGACAGAACTCAGGTCAGCCGTGGCATCAGCTACAAGAGCAGCCCAAGCAAAGCCAATCGTCGAGGATTTAGAGCCTTGGCATCTATCTTCAACAAGTCTGCTGCCGGTGCAATCTATGAGACAGCCGGTCGCAAGTCTGGAGTTACTGGAAAGTTCACTCCTAAACTTGGCGGTCAGCTAGTTGGTCAAGGTCAGAAGATGACAGGTAGAGCAATTTTTAGAGCCTTTGAAGAAGATCGTGGCAAGGCAACGGCTGGGGTACTCAAGGCAATCGAGACTTCAGCAGCTAAATTTAATGCAAGGAGACCAGTCTAGTGGCAGATTTAAGAGTTGATATTGCTTCGGAGTTTACCGGCAAAGCAGCCTTCACCAAGGCACAGAAGGCAACCAGTTCACTCGACAAGGCTGTTGGCAAACTAGGCAAGCAGCTTGTATCAGTCTTTGCACTTACTAAGATTGTTGCTTTCGGCAAGGCATCAGTCAAAGCCTTTGCAGAAGATGAGGCAGCAGCCAATCGTTTATCCACAGCGGTTAAGAATCTAGGACTAGCCTTCGCACAGCCTCAGATTGATAACTACATCTCTAAGCTCGAGTCAAGCAGTTCAGTCCTTGATGATCAACTGCGACCTGCCTTCCAAGCATTGCTGACCACAACTGGATCACTAACTAAGTCTCAGGAACTCTTGACGATGGCGATTGAAGCCTCAAGAGCAAGCGGCATCGATCTCACAACCGTATCTCAGGACTTGGCTAATGCCTATAACGGCAACACCAGAGGATTAAGAAAATACAACCTTGGGCTTACCAAAGCACAGCTCACAACCGTCTCATTCACAGAAGTCCAGCAACGCTTCAATGCTCAATTCTCAGGCGCTAACGCAACCTTCCTTGATACCTATGCTGGCAAGTTGCAGGTTCTGACGGTTGCAGCAGGCAACGCTCAGGAAACGATTGGCAAAGGCTTAGTTGATGCACTAGCTCTAGCCGGTGGCAAAGATGGAGATATCCAAGATGTAGCTGATGCCATGAACAGCTTATCTAACTTTACCGCCGATGCTATTCGTGGCGTTGGAGTCTTGGCTGGCAAGTTTACCGCCTTCGACAAAGCAATCAGCGGTGGACTTCTTGGCAAGTTACTATCCGCTAACTTTGAGTATGGCTTGATTGGTCAATTGGCTAAATTAGGTAATGAAGCACAAGAGCGCCCAAGAGCAGGTCGCCGCTTCATGGGTGGCGCACAGGCTAACCTTTATGATTCATCAGCCGCAGCAGAGAAGAAGCGTCAGGATCAGCTTAAGAAACTTCAAGATGCTCAAGTCAAGGCAACCAAGGCTCTTACAGCAGAACAGAAGAAACAGGCAGCACTTAAGAAGGCTGCATCAATCTTTGACT